ACTGCTAAGCGCTGGTGGTGGTGCCTTTAACTTGGAACTATTACCCCCAGACTTTGACGGATCAACAGAAGAGTATCAGATCGTCTCGGCGACCCCACCCGGAACTAACGATGTTCAAGGCCAACAACAGGCACAAGGTGGATGGATGCTATATTCGTTTGTAGCTGCTAAGTCTGGAGATCTAGCATCAATGGGAGTCTATGTTTCATCCACTGGTGGTTGTTCCGCAGGAACTATTGATGTAGGAATATATTCGGACAATGACGGCGTCCCGTCGAGTCTACTAGGCTACGGACAATTTGACCCGACTTCAACAGGCGTGAAAACTGATACATCACTAAGCGCGACAATCACATTAACGCGGGGAACTCAATATTGGATATCTTGGTTCAAGAATGGAACAAATGCAAACCCCTCACTATATTCTGCTGAATACGACAACGGCGGCGGAACGGGAATAGGCGCAAATGTATTTTCTCAAGGTTCGCCGACTATCGCGGATGCTTCGACTGTTACTCCTACTTCTTTTCCCTCTAGCATAACCGCCTCTAATCTTAATTCAGCAGGTGGTTATCCTAAACTAATGGTTGGCATAAAGTGGTCCTAATTATGATTGATAGACGAGTTTTTGAAAACGGTGTTCACACTGGAGAAGTTGACGTTGATTGGATGTTTCTTAGAAGACAACGCAATAAGGAATTAGCGAGAACTGATTACTGGGCTTTGAAGGATCTTACAATGAGCCAGGACAAAAAGGACTACCGAATATTTCTAAGAAATCTTCCACAAAATTTTGTCTCTGCAAATGATGCATGCGATGCTTGGGCAGCTTACGATATCCCAGAGGCATCACCATGACAATGACACTTGGAGAGAAAGCCAAAGAGATGCTGATGGAGAATGGAGCTGCGTTCTTCCTAGGTTGGATCTTGGGCGCGGGTCTTGGCCCTACGCTATGGGATTCAATCGTAGGGGTGCTGTGATGACGAAAAGAAAACCCGACAAGGTCATTGAATACAGGATCAGTCTACAAGACAAAGAGCGCGAGATGCTTGAACATCTGGTCTATGTAGAGGGCACAGCCAAAGCATTCAATCAATTCACGAACCCATTTGTCGAGATTCTGAAAGACATCAGCGCTCTAACTGTAATCTTTTCAGCATTAGCGGGGATTCTCGGTTGGAAGTTTGTTCTCGGACCCGGTATAGACACAGTAGGAGATCTGATTCAGGATTTTCAGGGGCAATATGACGGCTGGAAAGAATCGTTGGATGAGAGCCAACAGCAGGCTACTGTTGCCACCGAGATAATGTTGGGTACATTACCGGGCGTCGGCCCAATCTTCAAGCTGTTATTCTAGCATTCACAGGCCAAAGGCCTCTGACCGCATTCCAAACAGATCACTCTAGCTTCTAGATGTGTACTCCAGCCAGTTCTTGATCCAATATACATCGAGTCCTCATCGGTCTGAAACCAACTCTCGGGCAGTTCTCTTGTGTTCCACCATTCGTTAAGAGCGCAAAGCCACCAGTTCCAGAAACTATTGTCGGTCATCAATGCTCATCCTCCTTCTCTGCCTGTTCCGTCTTTTGACTTCACAATTAATGGCTGACATCGGCATATGATCCGGGCGTATTGCTAGAACCCATCTACGCGGCCTGCCACGCCCGAGCCAATCCGGCTTGATTAGAGCGCGTACTTTGCGCCCACACTCCCAACATGTCCTCTGGAGCTGTTGGACGCCAGGAGACACCCTCCAAGCCCACCAACGGCGGCAATTAGGACACTGGTACAAACCCCTCAATTCAATCGCTCCAGTGCATACAGTATGTCCGTCAATCGGTTGTTGATTGATCTGAGTGATTTTAGCAACTCCTCTATCTCATTCTGATTCACTCTTCTTCCTCCCGGTAATCTCTGTGTCCTTCTGGAAGATGTTTTCTTCTGGAGTCCATCAGATTCTCTAACATGACGATTACATTTCTTCTCGCCTTTTTTCCCCTCGACATCGCGATTCCTGAAGGGCCTTTACCCTTTGTCCCGCTCTGCCATACATCGCGCAAATGTACTGTCCTCTTACTGGACATAGCTGCGTGAAGAGCTTCCAAGTGGTCATACTCAGCTTGTTTGATGTTCTTCCACCTCATTCATCATCACCTTCGTTGATCCTTTCCATCAGAGTTAGTATCGTGACTCCTTTGGCATCGTTTAGTTTGTTTAATTCTCTAATCTCTCTCTTCAGTTCTGGATACGCGATAATACACTTCGACAGATTCGCAGATCGCTCAGACTTTTGTCCGGGCATCTTTGGTTTCCAACTCAGATATATTCCGTATGCTTCATCCGACAGGCTAACTGACACTACAGGCATAATCGGCTCAGGGAACTTATCGTTAATAGTGTTAACCAGTAAATCGGTGTCAACAAAGTGACTAATAACGTCCATAGTCCATGGGCGCGGTGGGTGGCGCGCAGAAATAAGGAGGATAGGGTAGGTTGATGGGCGGTCGACGGGCGGTTCATCCTACATGGTCGCCCAAGAAACACTGATTTTGCTCTCTCTGCCCCTACTAAACGCCCTTTTCTTCCTCGGATTCGCTCTCTGGATGCGTAGAATCCTCGACGATGCTGTCGATGAGCTCGATCTACGACTGGCTCAAGCCCTCAAAGCCCTCATGGATCGTGTCGTCGGGGAGGATGGTCTCAACTTTGAGCCTCCTAATCCAGTGCAGGTAGCAATCGGCCAGATGATTCAGGCATTCGCTCAACAAAAGATGACGACCATAGATGCACAGATCACGGAGAGAGCTGATAACGGTCAATTCCAATCTAAACGGACGGAATCCTCTGAGAATTAAATACCAGTTTTACTTTTACTTTCAGTATGGCCCGTAGAAAATCGAAGTCTCGACGCCGAAGAAGCCCGAAAACAATCAGCCTGTATGATATGGCAGTAGCTTATGGAAACATGAGCATCTTGTCCGAAGGAATGCTAGGAACATCCCCTGTAGGGTTTGTGACTGGAGCCACTGATCTAGGATACAAGACCGTTGCAGATCAGGGACTAGGTGTAATGAGCCGAACAGTCTCAGGAGCAAATGTCATTTCGCTGGGAGATATCTTCAATGAGCCCGGTCTAGCTATGAGCGAGATTATGGCAAACGCTAAGGAGAACGCTGTTCCAATGGCACTAGCCTCAATCACCCTCAACACTGGAGCTAAGATCTTCAGGAAGGTCATGAGGAAGCCATTCAACCAAGCTAACCGAGTAATTAGGCCTCTAGGTCTTGGAGTGAGGTTGTAAGTATGGCAACCAATACTGTAAACGGCATCCTAGTTTGCTCAGATGGGACAAACATTCCACTCAAAGCAGAGTTGGCAGAGGGAACCGAAACCGATCTAACGACTGACACCACCTATACCGTATCAGCCCAGAACATCGGCGACTATGGAATGGGAAAGACAGTCACCAGTGGTCTAGTGACTTGTGATAACGGAGTAGCATATGCATACATCTTGAGGCAGGGTCTAGTGGCTGCAATCATTCCTGTCGCGTGTAAGGGTATTTCATCCCCTACTCCTCGACTCTGCGCCCCCTTCACTCTTCAAGCAGGTGACAAACTCCGATGCATGAACAACACCGCCGCTGACAGAGAAGGCGCACTAAGCTACTACACAAACAGAGGCATATCCAGAATCGCTGTGGTCACTCCAACAGGAGGAGCTACAAACGAACTGGTGGATTTGCAGACTGGCAACTCGATTGGAGATACAGTACAAGGACAGACCTTGGTGAAGGCTTTCTTCACTTCTGTTGATGGTGCAAAGATAGAGACGCCAGGAGCTGTAGTTGTGGACGCACTTGGAAATGTAGTCGGTTCTGTTTCAGCAACCGATCCGTCAAAGTTCCAAGCCGGCTTCAACGATTGCTCGATACCAGTCAATCTAAACTTCAAGGCTCAATACTTGACAAATGCTTGAGGTGACTGGATGCCGAAGATGACTAAGGCTCAAGGCCGCCGAAGACTAAAGGAAATCGTTTCTAAGGCAAAGAAGCTCTTCATGGTGGGGTATATCTCGACAAAAGACCTCGAATCCATCGAGAGAATCGCTAAAATGCGAACTAATCAACTGAAGTGATATGGTATGCCGCTTCCAGATGCGCCCACGACATCCCCTCGCGTCTATAAGCTGCTAAAGAATCTCACACTGGAGAATCTAGCTGGTGATGATGACGAAATGATACTAACTGGAAACCCAATCTCGATTGAAATGCTCAATGAGGACGAATTGAGGAGGCTAATCTTAGTTCAATTAGCTCGCCTTAGTGTAAAATCAGAGTGGAACGGACTACTTGGGTGATCTAATGCCGCTACCAGATGCAGACAAGAAGTCGCCCAGAGTCTACACGAACCTTCAGAATCTAGATCTAGATACTGTCACATTCGCAAATATCCAGTCGACAGGCAATCCAATAGCTGTAGAAGAGATGAATGAGGATGAGATGAGACGGCTTGTCTTGGTCAATCTAGCCAGATTAGTTACGGCCGGAGAATGGAACGGACTGCTAAGCGCTGGTGGTGGTGCCTTTAACTTGGAACTATTACCCCCAGACTTTGACGGATCAACAGAAGAGTATCAGATCGTCTCGGCGACCCCACCTGGA